TGCCAATGACCCGTTTGCAAGCAGACGGAATTCACCCAAGTTGGGCAGGTTATAAAGAGTTAGCAGAAAGAACTAAATGACCAAACGTATAGGCTTTGCCTGTAAGTGGATCGATGGCCCTAGCCAAATCGACGGCATCAAACAAACAGACACGGCACGTCAATACAACACAGGTAGTACTACTGTGGCTTGGCTTAATCGACAAAGTCAAGATGTAGCAGAACAAAAAATATGGGACCTGATGGAAGGTAACATAGAAGCAGTACGAAAACTTGTAACACTCGTAGGAGAACAAGATGAACATTTACGCATGGTCCGACTCGGTAGTGACATACTGCCAGTATATACTCATCGCGATTGGAATTATTTCTGGCACCGCCCTGACGTTCTTAGGTACTGTGAAAGAGCCTTCGCTCAAGTTGGAGAAGTGGCTAAACTACGTAATGTGCGGCTCAGTTTTCATCCTGGCCAGTTTACTGTACTGGCAAGTGAAAATCCTGGCATAGTAGAAAGAAGCATAGAAGAGTTTGAATATCATGCAGACATGGCTCGCTGGATGGGATACGGAAAGTCGTTCCAGGACTTTAAGATTAATGTACATATTTCCGGACGACTCGGGCCAGACGGTATTAGGGCGGCATATAAACGTCTTAGTGTAGAAGCACGTAACTGTATTACAATCGAAAACGAAGAAAACTCATGGGGGTTAAATGATTGTCTCAGTATTAGTGATGTGGTTCCTATTGTTCTTGACATTCACCATCATTGGATACGAGAAGGAGAATATATCCTTCCAACTGATGATCGTGTTAGCAAGGTTATTGATAGCTGGCGTGGCGTCCGTCCTACTATGCACTATAGTCTTAGTCGTGAAGACATTCTTGTGGGGCATTCAACTACCGATCGGCCAGACATGGCAACACTTCTATTAGAAGGTTACAAAAAACAAAAGATGAGAGCCCATTCAAACTTTTACTGGAATCAACCAGCAAATGAATGGGCTCTCAGTTTCCTCAACACACATGATATCATGTGCGAGTCTAAGGCAAAGAATTTGGCTAGTTTTGAACTAGCCGAACAAGCTAAAGCTCTTACTTTGCTCTAGGCTTTTTTGCCGCTGTCTTTTTGGCAGCTGGTGCTTTCTTAGCCGCAGGTGCTTTCTTAGCCGCAGGCTTTTTCTTAGCAGGCGCAATAGATTCTACAACTGCTTGAGTAGCTTGTTCAGCTACTGGGGAAGCATCAGCAAATCCTTTTTCTTCGACCTTGTAAGGAGCTTCAACAACTGCGTCAGCTTCTTTCTTTGGGCGGAAAACAAAAACGCCAATTACTACTAACACGATTAAACCGATTACTAATTCCATGATAAATTTCCTTTTAAAAAAGTAGGTACTTTATTTAAGCCTATAAATACCTTTATGTATAAATTTATTAAAGAAGTGATTCTTAACGAAGTCAAATCTGAAGCCGATAAAGATAGACTAACTCAATTGCAGTTACGCTATGCTAAAGGCGATCTTGATCCTGTTATTTCCGAAGATACTATTAACTATCATTACGGTAAGTTATATAAGACCTACGTGGATCGCTATAATAAAGGTGAGGGAGATCCCGATTTTAATGAAGCAGGTGCTTTCCTACACCGCATTTATTTTGAACAATTTCAATTACCCGTAACATCCAACGACCCAAATGGATTAGCAGAAACTCTTGTTTTAAAACACTATGCAGACTTTGATGAACTTAAATCAGAGTTTGAAAAAGCCGCAATGGCTATACAAGGTAGTGGTTGGGTCTATCTAGCTCGCAATGGGCAAATAAAAACAATTAAAAATCATCAAATACGTTCAGACATTGTACTACTAATTGATTGGTGGGAACATAGTTGGGCGTTAGATTATCAAGCAGACAAAGCAAAGTATCTTAAAAATATTTGGAGGATCATAGACTGGAACGTGATTAATAATAGACTTTCAGTTAGTAATACTTGATTTACACCGAATAAGATTATATACTTAACTATGCTTAAATTAAAAAATATAACAGCTACATCAGACAACGAACCGCTACTTACTGAATTATCTTTAGAAGTTAAAGCCGGCGAAGCTCATGCTATACTAGGACCAAAGAACAGCGGTAAAAGTGCCATTGCTCATATTATTACAGGACATCCTGGAATTGAACTCGGTAGTGGAGAAGTTGTTTTTAATCGTAAAAAAATTCATAAAATAGATACAGACGAACGAGCACAGTCTGGAATCTTTGTTAGTTTTCAAATGCCCCCAGAATTTGAATCAATTACCAACTGGGAGTTAATTAGAGAGTTTTTTGGAGTAGCTGAAGAAGCATCCGAGGATCTTAAACTTAAATACATTTCATGCTGTGAATTATTAGACCTAGGAACAGAACATGGAGACAAACTCCCATGTGGTGGTTCTATGACAATAAGTCAGGCTAAACGTAATGAACTTATATGGATGATATTAAGCAATCCTAAATTAATCATTCTTGATGAAATTGATGAAGGATTGAGTGAACAGGAAATTATACTTGTAGGAACTATTCTTAAAGAATACCTGCAAGAACAAGATCGTGGTTGTATAGTAATAACACACAGTCAAACGCTTTTAGATATTATAAACCCAACGCATGTTCACGTGATGGTCGGGGGCGAAATCAAACTGTCCGGAGAGGCAGATTTATATAAAAGGATCATTGAAGATGGGTATACAGAGTTTTCTCAAAGCGCAAAAGGGTGATCCTGATTGGGCATTTACGCCCGAACAGTATTTTGACAAAGAGTTTAAATTAATAGATGCTAATCTAATTGAACTACGTAAAGGCAAAAGCGATCAAATAATACTACGTCAAGATCCTAGCGAACGCGAAATGTTGGCAAAACATTTACGTATAGATGTTCGTGAAGGAGCAACACTTGACCTAGCAATTATCAACGAAGCCTCGGCAAAAATGCAACAGGTGTTTATCTACGACATTCGTGTACGTGAAGGTGGACATATTAATATGGGCCTGTTTGCTAAAGGTGGTAAGTTAAACAAACACATTATTCAAGTTATTCTTGACGAGGGTGCCAATTTTAACAGCTACGGGCATATTTTAAACACTTGCGAAGGTGATACTGAAGTTATCAGTAAAATTGAACATCACGGCGACTTTTGTGTTAGCAATCAGTTTTACACTTGCGAAGCGGGCAAAGGTAGTCAAACTGTATTTCAAAGTATGGTTAATGTACCTAGAGACGTTGGTTCCAATGTTGTGGGCATTGAAAGTATTAACCTAATTCAAGGCCCGGGTGGCATGTGTCATTGTGTACCCGAAGTGTACAATTTGAGTGATAGTTCGAGAGTTAGTACAGGTGTAAACACTGATATCCTAGATCACGAGCGCATTTATTACCTTCAAACTCGCGGACTTAAACAGGCTGCGGCTGAAGCAATGTTGATCATGGCACATCGTCAACAGGTACTAAGTTTAATCCAAGTTCCGGCAATTAGAGAAGAAATTGAGCAAATTTTAATCAATTAAATTTTGCTAATATCAGTACCACTAGACGCAGGGCGGTTCCAAATTGTCCTGCGTTCCGCACCTTTACTCTGTGCAAATCGTTTAGAATCGCACACATCACATACGTGAAAATACTTGTTACTCAGCCGTTTAGGACTAATTTTGTCCTTGGGTCGAGTAAACAACTCATTACAATTATCACAACGTAAAATAGCCACTGTACGGTACCGTTTGTACTCGTGCGACTTGCCCTTTTTACTAAGTCTTGTGTGAATAACTAACTCTTTTTCTGTTTTAATGAACATGATGTATTTACATTAGGGTTATAAAAATATTTGGTAAATACTTCCATACGGGACTGTACCTGGAGAAACCATGCCAACAAAACAAAATATTAATATCGGAATTCAATCAAACGACGGAACTGGAGACAGTATTCGCGATGCGTTCAGAAAAACCAACGATAACTTTGAAATTCTATTCAGTTACTTAGGATTAGCAACTGGAGTTAGATTCTTTGGGGTCCTAGAAGATACTCCATCAAGTGCTACTTCACATGCATTATTAGTTACTGATTCAACAGGTACAACTATTACCCAAGTACAGTTAGTGGGTGGACAAGGTATTAGTATTGATATTTCAAATTATAATACCGGATGGGTTGTTAATAATACAACTAGTACCCTTTCTACAGACCCAAAACCAACTCTAGCACAAAATTTAATTGGGGTTGGTCCAGGACAAGATATTGTTAGTTACAATACTCAGACTAATCAACCAGTTTACGGACAGGTTAATAAAAATTGGAGAGCAACAGAGTTTGGAGATCCTATTGCGGATCGAGATTTAGTTACTCGAGAATTCTTATATCAAAATTTTATTAGTACAGACGGATCTACAAGATTTGGTACTGAAACTAATACCACTACTGGTATTAGTACTATAACTGGTAATATTAGTTTAATTGCAGTCAATACAAATACAACTGGTACAATTTACAACGCATCAATACTAGTTTATAACTCTAGCGGAACTACTGCTACAATAAGTTTACGCAATCAAGCTACAAGTTCTACACATATTACACGTAAAGACTATGTGGATACAAAGATTAGTTTACAAGGTATCGACACAATAGATCCTGCAACTGGATTACCAAATCAAGGATTTGGTCGCATGACCGGTCCTTTGGTTTTAAGTAGAAACCCTCAAACATCTGATGATTCTAATTGGGGCGGATTAATTGCGGCCACTAAACAGTATGTAGATGATAACGCATTTTATAGTGTTGTTAACTTGTTTGTTACTACTAACGGTCGTGACTATCAACCAGACGTTCCTCCGATCCGAAGAGGTCGCGCTCCACAATATGCTTTCAAGACTGTTAACAAAGCCGCACAAGTTGCTGAAAAATTACAAGCAACTGCAAAAATTGAAGTAGGTGATTATGCTCGACTAATAACATACGATGACGGAATTGCAGCCACTATCCTCGATGTTAATAACGAAGTCCTTGGTAACAATCTTTCTAGAATTCGATTAAATGTAGGAACACTAGGGTCTGATCAATTTGGTGCCGCTGGCATTGGATTGTTTACAATATTTCCGGGACAATATATACAAGGTGTTTCAAGTGGTGCAATAGGTTTAATTGAAAATATTGCTAAACCCGAAACTCAGGGCGATCCTGAAGTATATTCTATTGCCTATGTTGATTACGGTGACGACTTTGATACATCAGTTAAAACTTCTTTCCCAGATTTAACAAATCAAAATATTGTTAGATTTACTTTTGAAGATATTCCTGTACAGATTGTTCCAATTCCAGATTTCTGGCTTGGATATACATTTTACGCAGATACCGGTAGTCCAGTAACCTTTTATGGTATAATTGTTAATATTGGCACAACAGTTGACGACAGAGGAGTGTATCACAACTACTTTGATGTAGAATATGAAACAGGTGCACCGGGCGCTGATCAAGTTTACTCAGCAACAGCGTGGCATGTATACTCTGGTGATTTTACTCCGGGCGAAACTGTTGTTTACAACACCAACGTTAGTGCTTTACAAACTACTCTTGTAGTTGAATCTGGTGAATACTACGAACAGTATCCAATTAAGTTACCAGCTAACGTTTCTATTAGAGGCGATGAGTTCCGCCGTACTATTATTCGACCTGCACCTGGTCCAAGCTCAAGCAAATGGGCAAATAACTATTTCCGTCGTGATGTACAAACAGATGGATTACAAACTTCTGAACTAGATACTGTAACCGACTATGCATCTGGTGGAACACTAATTGGCGCAAGCGTAGCCCCTAATGGATCCAGCGGCGTTGTAACAATGACCCTAGACACTGGATCTTATCCAGATGCTTATGTTGGTTACGTATTTGTTGGTAACGGTGGACAAGGTATTGTTACAGAACAAAACGGTAGCGTGTTTATTGTTAACTTAGGCACTGAGTTAACAAATGCAACAGAAATTGTATCAGGCGATTGGCATTTGTATAAACCAATTACATTTGGTTACCATTACTTAAGAGATCCGTTACGTCCAATGAATTTATTAACTACTGTTGATAATCCAGGTGGACTAGAAATTGCCGCATCACTATTATCAAACAGCACTAATACTAATTTTATTCAAGATGAAGTTATTAAGTATCTTGATACAACATTTGGAACATCTGGTAGCTTTACTTACGATCAGGTTAAATGTGCTCGTGATACAGGATTGATCGTTGATGCTATTGCACAAGACGTATTGTTTACAACATCTAGTCAATCAACATTTGCTGGTTTACAATATTGGAATCAAGCAGGGCAAACAACTTCTACTGGTCTAAGTACAGCGACCGGCACTATTACTTTTGTGCAAGAACTGGCACAAAAAATTGTTCTTAACGATATATCTAGTCCTCGGTATTCAACAGGGACTCAGGTTACCAACTTAACTACTTCTACAACCGCATCTTCTGCAATCGTTAAGAGTAAGTTTGATATTATTCTAAATATATTGAATACTGGAACTAGCGGTGTTACAGACATTATTGTTCCAAATAATTTAACTGCTAGTTCAACTGCAAGTGTTGTAAATGCTTATAATTTGTTACAAGCAAACAAAACATACATTCAACAAGAAGCAGTTGCATTTGCTAACAGCACTCCTGGAGTTTTATTAAACACATCGAGCTTCTACAGCAACATCGGGTCTGTAATAGACTCAGTTAGCTTTGATTTATTGTATAGCGGAAATCGTCAATCAATACAATCAGGTGTATACTATTACACATTTGACAGCACATCAACTGCAATTCCAAATGAAGGAGTTGTAACAAGAGCCGCATACGAACATATTCGTTCAATTCTACCGTATGTTATCCAAGGTAAGGCGGTACCAACAACGTATGGCGCGGTTGCACAGACTACTAGCACATCTATTGGTGAAGGTGTAGACATTGTACAAGCTCAACGTAAAGTTGACCTAATTACAAAAATTATTAGTAGTGGCCCAAGAGCGGCAGAAAAGAAAACTCCGATTAGACTAACTCGCAGTACAACTACAAGTACAATCAATGCAGTTAATTTAATCCACGCAAACCGTGCGTTTATCGTTGCAGAAACTATTGCGTTTATTAATGACCAACTATCTGGATTTGTTTACGATAAAACCACTTGCCGACGTGACGTTGGACTAATGGTAGGTGCGTTAGCATATGACATGATTTATGGCGGAAGCGAAAGAACTGTATATTCAGGAGCCATTTATAGAAATCTTTCTGTTATTCAAAATTCAGAATTAATTCAAACTGCGGCTGCGGCAGTCTATATTGGTACACTGGGTCAGCAAATTATTGCTAACTCAACTGTTACGGCATCAACTACTGCAACACAATTTATAGATCCTTCATTAATTGCTGAACCAACTGCCGGTGATGTATTAGCTGATTTAGTACAAGCATTAGCACGTATTATCGGTAACGATTCTAACTTTAATCCTCCAAAAGATAATGATCAGTTAGACTTGTTCTTAATGAACGATGCCAACGTTATTCGTTATGTTAGCTGTCAAAATCACGGCGGCTTCATGCAGGTACTAGATCCTGTAGGACAGATTAAGAACAAATCACCATACACGCAAACTGCTAGTTCATTCTCACAAAGTATTAACAAACAGCGTTTTGCTGGTGGTATGTTAGTTGACGGTTTTGTAGGAAACGTAGTTTGTTATCCTGTAGATTTTAGTGATCCTTTAGCATTACGTGTTGAAGGACTAATTCGTAGACCGCAGGTACCTACATTCTTTGTAAACAAAGGTGTTCGATATGAAGTTGACTATTTTGTTGATTGGGCAGAAACCGGTGAATTAGAAACTGGCGAACCAACATATAGCGCAACATTAAAACTTAATCCAATTTCTCCAGGCGGTATTCCTAATACTATATCTGTTGTTGATAATTCAATTAATAATTTTAAAGTTAATCAAACCAACATGCCAATTACCATTGAACAACCAACTGGTATTGGTGGTATTCCAGCAACTGGATATGCTACAACTGATGACCAAGGTAAACTTACTTCTATTGTAATTGACTTCCCAGGTACTGGTTATACATCGAGCCCGCATATTAGTGTCGGCGGTGCTATTTTAAACAACCTAACTATTGTCGACGAAGGTGTTACTGCTGTAAACATCGTTACAGGTGGCTATGGTTATGCCGTTGGATGTAGAGTAGAAATTGTACCGTTTGGCGTATTTTCTAGTACTTCAGTAGTTGGTACTGTTGCTAGTGTAAGTCCAGACGGTTTGGGAACTATTGAATCGATTACTATTACTGACGGCGGTGCTGGTTGGAACGCAACTGTTAATTATCGTGTGTCATTTGGTTTAATAGCATTTGATCCACCTACACCGACATCAGGATATTTAGATAGCGTTCCAGACAATGTAGAACTTATTACTGCTGGTAACCGTAGTATGTTAGCTAACGACTTTACACAGGTTAATGACTTAGGTTATGGTATTTTTGTAACTAACGGCGGCTTCATGGAAAACGTTTCCATGTTCACATACTATTGCCATCGTTCATATTATTCATTAAATGGCTCACAAGTTCGTACATTAACAGGTTCAAGCGTGTATGGTAATTATGGTCTTGTTGCTGACGGCAGTGATCCTAACGAAGTTCCATTAAGTGTTATCAACGTATTCCCTCTAGTGCAAATTGCTACAGCGTATATAAACAATCCACTGTATCCGGCGCAAGCAGGACAGACATATATCTATGTACAAATTGATCCAACAAGTGGTGGATATCCTCCATACAACGGATCTGTTATTGAAATTAATCACGGTGGCATCCGCAGAAATTATAGTATTGGTGCGGCTAGTCAAGCGTTAAATTCACAGAACGAAATTATACCTAATGTATACCAATTGTTCTTTAATACAGGTAACATAACCAATGCAACTGACGCAGGACTATTAACTGCTGTTGCAGGCGGTGCTCCTGTTATTATTCGTGCAAGCACATTGGTTAAAGTAACTGGTTTCAATCCAGCAAGTATTACTCGTCCAAGTACAAGTTTAACATGGAATGATGATCCAACTTACGTTTATCATATTACAGGATTCTCAACAGTACAACCTGATAACTCTGTATATTGCTACACTCAGGAAGATTACAATTATATTGTATTCCAAACAGTAAACCAAGGTGTTGTGCATCCTACCCTAGTAGGTGGCGGTACTGGTTATTCAAGTACTGACACAACTATTACAATTGGTACAGCTAATATTCTTGATAATATTACCAAGACTGTAAATGGTGATCAAGGATTGAACACCATTGGTATTCAGACTATTATATTAAATAGCGTCAATGATGTTAAGATAGGACATAGGGTTTCAACAGGCACATATATTTTAAGTGAAACATTTGTTACCTATGTTGATAGCGTTAACAACCAAATTTGTTTAAATCAACCAAGTAACGGTCCTGTTCCTAATGGTACTACCCTAACCTTTAGATCTACAACGCCAACTGCTCATGCTGAAATTACTAGCGGCACAATTACAAACATCGTAGTCGATGATGGCGGCGCTGGTTGGGCCGCAAATCAAACTACTATTAATATTGCAGGAACTGGTACTAGTGCGGCAGTAGTTAGCCCAATCACTATTGCTGGTGTTGCTGGTTCGAGTATCATTAAAACAAGTACACTTGATTTAACAAGTCAAAATAGAATTAGAGCAGGCTTATCGGCATCGCCTCCTTATTACTACGAGTTTGCTTACGGAGATACAATCTATAAGATTACTGGTTATAGAACACCAGTTGAAATGGGAGAAGGCTGGGCAGAAATGGACCTTAATAAACCTCTTGAAGAGGCTATTGCTAAAGGTACTATTTTACGTGCAGGTATTCCTGTTGCAAGTAAAGGTGGCATTACTACTAAGATTTCTATCCTACGTGCTACATCACATGACTTTGTTGATATCGGTACGGGAGGTTACGCAAGCAATCGTATTCCAAATGACTTGTATGGTCCTCCAATCCAACAACGTAATCAAACACACGAAGTTATTGAAATTAACAAAGGCCGTGTTTATTATGTAACATCAGACCAAGACGGTAATGTTCGTATTGGTAAGGCCCTAGTTGTTAATCAAGCGCAAGGTTCTGTAACAATTTCAGTTCCACTAGACTTGAGCAACTTGAGCTCACTGAGCTTACGCCGCGACTTAGGACCTCCTGTCAACGAATTCTCAATCGACAGCACAATGGTATCAGAGGCTGACTTCAAAGTTCCAACAGAACAAGCAGTCGCTAACTACGTTAATCGTCGATTGGGTCTAGATCGTAACGGTAACCTTTATCCAGGTAGTCCATTAGGACCACAGTTTTTAGCACTTGACGGTCAGTTGGCTATGAAGGGCTCATTAAACATGAGCAACGTTTATAGAATTATTAACCTTCAAACTCCGCTAAACGGCACTGATGCAAGTACAAAAGATTATGTAGATACTAAAATATCTACTCAGGGTACAGCAGGTATTGATACCAACGGTGTTACACGTAAAGCAGAATGGGGCAACATGACAGGTGGATTACACCTATATCGTGACCCAGAAGTTAAGACTGCCGTCGTTGCTACTGGTGTTAGCACAGGTAGCACAAACATTACTTTTGTTACACTATCGTCAAGTACGTATGCTCCTGGAGATTTCTTCCGTCATAAGGTACTCGGACTTAACATTCCAAATAGTACATTTGTTACTACTGTAGACAACAACGGAATAACATTAGGTATTGGTGATGCAAATAACAATAACGTACCAACTACTGATTATATTCCTCCAGGAACTGTAATTACATTTGTGCCGATATACCAAGCGGCTACTATGAAGTATGTTGATAGCAAGAACGAGTTAGTAACATTAAAAGATGTTGAATTAACTGGCCCTGCTGATAAAGATTTATTGATGTTCAGTAATGTTCTTGTTACCGTAAACACACAAACTAGTGCTCCTGTTTATGTAGCTACAAGACAAGCAATCAACGTTGCCAATGATACGGCTGATATTGCAAACACTCCAACTACAATAAGTGGTGGTAGTGACATAGCAATCAGTCGAACAGGTAACTCTGTAAACTTTAAATTACGTGGTGGATTTGCTAACGGTGCAACTAATCCAATTACAGACTACCATATCAATAGTTGGGCGCAGATTCAACAGTCTAAACTGTTAATGAGTACTGCTACAACTACTGCAACTGCATGGGTTGGAACACAAAGTCAAATTCAAGCTCGTTTAGGTCTAGCAAGTTTTGACAGTCGTATGTTTACTGCTACCAGCGGTTGGGTAACACTAGTTGACTCAACTGGCACAACCAGCGGTGTGCAAACAACTAAACAAGCATGGGTTCCTGCTCCGGGCGGTTTATTAGGTGCTACTGCAACCGGTGCGGCTACTGCGGCAACTTATGTAAGTTCTAGTTCAATTAAGACATGGTTAGGCAACGAAGGCACGGCATGGATATTTGCTAGTGACCTAACACCTAACGGTGACGGAGTACAAAGTTTAGGTACTGGTGCAAAGCGTTGGAAGAATTTATTCTTATCAAGCACAGCAACCATTAATGGTGGCCTAGTTCTTAATACACTTGCCAAGATTAGCACAGACCAAACTGTTGCTGACGTCTTTACAAGTACTGTAACAACATTAAACATTGGTAATACAAATGTAACGACACTCAACCTAGCCAACAATGGTGGCACAACAGTTAAC